TACTTTAGGTATATTGTGTAGTGTGAAGTTGCCGCCTGTACTAGTATCATTAGGTTTTTTCATATACAACAGTCCTGCATAGATTTCACCAGGATTATCTAAATGAGGTGTTCGTGTAGTACCTGTTTCATCTACAGGTTCATGTACAACAAACTGACAGTCAGTAACAAATTTTGTTTTCTTTTGTATACGTCTTATACCAACATCACCTAAAACTAATTGTTCATATATTTCTTTTGGATAATATTTTACAAACGAATCTTCAAAAATTTCTACAACATATTGAAAAAATTCTGTACTGGTATGATAAGCAAAAAATTCCTTCCATATAGAAGGTGTCTTACTTTCTAATAACACTGGATTTGATTTATGTCTGTAAGTTATGCCGTTATCAAGCACGGGTGTTGAGCAGATAATCTCCTCCGGAAATGTATCTACAAGTTCGTTGTATAAATTTTCCGGAAGAGCATTATCTATGCAAATGTGTGGAAACGGTTGCATCTCCACACCCTTAAAGTTTTGCAAAACACTAAGTTGCATTACTTAGCTTTCTTTTTAGCTTTTGGTTCTTCTACAATTACTTTATTTTGTAAGTAATTTAATAGTATACCGTATGCTGGTAGAAATACAATTAGACCTATTACAATCTTTGTAAGTGTATTATTAAATGCAACATCTGCAACCCAAGGCGCAGGATAAAACGCTGTGTAAAAGAATGCGTAAGTATCAATGATGTTTGCAGCGATAGTCGAAACTGCTGGAGCAATCCACCATGCACTCATTCGCTCACGGATATGTTGGAATACATATACGTCAAGCATTGTACCAATTGCATATGCTGTACCTGATGCTAATCCAACTCTGTATGCGTGTTCATCACCAAGTGCTAATAGTACTAGTACTGATGCTACAATAGCTGGAATAATAGCCATTGCTACAACAGCACGGCCTGCTTGTTTACCAACCATCCTAACTGTTAAGTCAGTTGCTACTACAACGATCGGAAACGTAAACGCTGCCGCCGCTAATGGAAATGATCCAAACAAGGGCAAGTCTGCTCCTGGAAACAGATCAAATCTAATTGTTACTAGATAATTACTCACAGCAATCACCAGTGTGTGTAGAATCACAAGATTTCTAACAAGCGTTTTGTCTACACCTTCTAAAAGTTTAGTGAACATATATACTCCTTATTTCTTCACAGATGTGCCTGATGTACGACGAACAATATCGTCATGGTTAAACTCCGCCCAGTATAGTTCAAAAGCGACACCGTCTTCTAAACCTTCAAACTGGTGGATTTTCCCAGGCTTTACTTGAGTAAAGTCGCCTGCTTCAAGAATAGTTTCATCAACTAGTCCTTGATCATCTTGCCAAACTCGAACAAGCATTTTGCCCGATTCAACAAAGAATCCGTTCCATTTAAATTGATGTTCGTGTTCTGAACATTTGAATCCTGCTTTGTATTCAATACGGTGAAACTCAAGTACACCGTTTGCATGGATCAATTCTGTCTGACCCCATATCTTACCTGCTTTCATATTTTTCTCCTTGTTAGATAAGTTTTCCATAATCAATAAGTTCCATCTGTCTGCTAATATCTTTTACAAAAAATGCACACTCAGGATTATGACCTTCTGATAGTGGAACAGTAAGTAACTGTCCGTTTTTCATTTTAGGAAAATACCATTTTACATCATTATAAAAATTTAGTATCTTCACTTCAGCATAATCAGCTTTATAGCTTTTTACAGGATTAAATAAAAATGCTTCAAAGCCTCTGTCATTTAAACTTGTTAATGGTAATATTTCTAGATCATTATTTGTTTCACTGTCACCTACAGCTATATGCCAATCTATAGGCATCATAATTTCTTTACCATTTATTTCCATAACGATTGCAGGTGCACTAAAACTTTCTAAAAAGATCAAAGGAATAAAATAAAAATCAGGATCATCACTATTACTATTATCTAGAACACTAAATCTAATATCTTCTTCAATTTGATCTGGCAAGTTATTTAACATATAACATTCGTTTTCTATTGTCAATATTCTCATATATTAATTCCAATCTACCTTTTCAATTGTAAAGGGGTACTCTGCTTCTTTGTAAAACTTTTTACGCTGAGTCAGATGTCGCTTCGCAAACTTGCATGTAGATGTCAAGTCCCATATTTGCACGAAGTCTTTATCCTTTGCCTTTCTTACGCCTCTACCGATAGATTGAATTACTCTTACAAAACTCTTGCCAGGTTCGATAAGAACTAAATTAAAGATACGTGGAATGTTAAGTCCTACAGCAGCTACACCATAGGTCGCAATTATAACCTCGTTTGTACCTTCGCGGATTGTATCATATGTTTCTTTCCTATCCTTTACCTTAACACTTCCGCTAATGAATGTGCTGTTAGGTATTAGTTCTGCTAACATTTCTCCTGCTGAGATTCTGTCTACTAATATTAATGTATTGCCTGTATGTGAAACTTTATTTAATAATTTGCCTATATATTCTACTCTTGCTTTGTTAGTAACAAGATATTTTAATTCTTCTTGATATCCACTGTGTGCTACTGTATCAATTAATTGTATTACATTAACGTGACATTGTGAAAGTACACCTTTGTCCTGTAGTTCTTTTGCACTAATCTGACCAATTACAGGTCCTAACGAAGCATGTATGCTTTCAAACTCAAATTTCTCCTTGGGTACTGTGCCTGTTAGTCCCCAGCGTATAGGTGCGTTGCGTAGGTTGCGTGTAAGCAAGTTCTTAAGAACTTCTGCTTTGGCTTGGTGAACTTCGTCAACAATAATAGTGCTTACACCTTCAAGGAACTCTGCAAGTGATAACACTGCTGAGCCGTCTTTGTGCTTCTTGTCCAGAATATTCAAACTCTGCCAAGTGCATATAGTGTGAGTCTTACCTAACTGTTTTCTGTCTCCAAAGTACACCCCTACGTCGAGACCGCAGTTAATATAGTCCTCTTCAGTTTGTTCTACTAACGATTTGTTAGGAACAATTACTAGAGACCTACCATACGGCTCGCTTAGGTGTGACAACGTTGCTGTTGTAATTGTTTTACCTGCACCAGTAGCAATCTGTTGCAAGCTCTGTGGATTATTTAAAAAGTTATTAATTGCTTCTACTTGATAATCACGTAGAACAATATCTTCTCCTTCTGCTGGATGTCCTTTAGGCCATACAACGCCTTGGTCCTTCCAGTAATTTTCTGTAACTGGTGTAAAGTCTAATTGTATCGGATGTCGTCTATCTTCAATGTCAACTATCTCTACATTATTTTTTAACAGTACTTCACTAACAACATCGAGATGATTTACATAACCACTACCACCAATACCAAAGAATGCAACTTTGCCGTCCCAACGTCCTAGTTTATACTGTGGCATATATCGTGCATAAGGAACTTCAAACTTAAGAGCGTTTGCAAGTTTCCGTCTAATATCGACTTCAAGACCTTCGAGCTTTATGTTAACTTCATCTTCAATTATTAGTTTACATGTTTTCATATGTTCTCTACATAGTTTGCCCAGGGCGTTGACACGTCATCATAGTGGATAACTAAATCTAAGTCATTAAGGTAACTTTCTACTGTTCCTTGTAATCTCTTACTTTCAAGAATTATAGCAACAGATGGTATCCAGTCAGTTACTGACAACGGCTTTGGGATCTTATTGTTACTAGTATACACTATTTTTGTATCAAATGCAAGAGAATTATTTAATTTGTTTTCTTTTATATATGCGTTATATTCTTTATTTTCAGCAGTTGTATTATCTTTTCTAAATAGATTAGTCACACTATCGTTTGATATAATATTTTTAAAACTACTTTGGACTTGATGCATTAATTCTAAACTATTATCATTGTCAGGCAACATTACTAACACAGGAAGTCTATGTAGTTCTAATAAAGATTCAACTAAATTATCAATTGTAAATTCTTTGTTATCTATAAAAACTTGCCTTTGTTTACGATATACAATCCTACGTGTTAATGGTTGTACACCATTAATGCTTTGTATTAGATCTTCGTCATCAAAGTGAACGATGCCCAATGTTTCTTGTTTATCTTTATACCTTGCTAGGTTTTCTATGTCCGGTTCTCCAATCGAGGACAGAGCATAGTCTATTGCCTTAGTATGCAAATTCTTTAGTTTAAAACTAAAAATACCTGGAGCAAATTCTTCTTTTTTATTTTTCATGTGCAGTATATTTTCATAAATTATCTTAAGGTTATTATCTATATCAAAATTAGCATTTTTAAATTTATCAATTACATTATAGATGTTTGTTTCATTTAATTCTACATAATGGACCTTATTCTTTTTATCATATAGTCTTTGATCTCCTATGTTTTGTAAAAATTCAATATACTTGATCATCTTTTTTGTAAACGGGAATCTTATAGAAATATGAGTTTCGTTATTCTTAATCCATTTAGATCTATCAATTTCGCGAAGTGGTTGCCTTAAATTTTCTATTGTTAATTCGTCAAAACCCTTTTTGTAAAATTGATCTTTGTATTCAATAATCTTTTGTTTTGCTAATTCAAACTGCCTGTCTGTAAGGGCTGTGCCTCTAATACATTGTTTCGCCAAACTGAAAATTAAAGATTGATCGCTACTGTTTATCTTGAAATCAAGAACTTGATCATCATGTGTAACAACACCAGAAAGTATTTCAATGTAGTCTTCTATTGTGTAAATCATAATACTATTATATATGATTATATCTTAGAAGTCAAGTGTTTAATAGGAATTCCTTTAGAAATTTCTTCAACTGTCCATTCAGTGTGTGCATAGTCATTAAGCCATTGTGTTCTATCACCGTATAAAGGATTTTCAATGTTACGTAAATTTTGTTCAGCAACATCATATGCTAGACTGCTAGGCCCTGTAAATGCAGGCACACCATATATTACACTATGGATACCTGGATTACTTGACCAACTAACTGTAGCCCATATGTTATCAAACTTCATATCAAAGTCGTCATATGATCCTGTTATCTTTATAGGACTTTGTCTATATACGTTTTTAAATTCATGCTCAATAGCAGGTAACGGACACCTAGGATGTGGCCTAAATAGTATTGGGCGTTTCGTTTGCGCTCTTATGAATGTAATTGTGTCATGTACCCAATTAGACATTGAAGGCATATTAGCCCACTGTAAACTCTTATCATGTTGCCCACACAACAATATATACTCGCCGTTGTAACGCCAAGGTTGTAATTCTAATCCCAAAAGCCTAGCACGATCGTTATTATTGCCACTAGGAATATAATCCCCATCACGGTTGATACCATTTAAACCTACTTTCCATGTTGTTCCTCTTTTGATTCCTCCGACTTCGAGTACGATGGTCGGTTTGGATTGTGCCACGTTGCGTTCCCAGATAGTACGGTTTCCAGCCATGCGACCGTTCCACAATACGCTCCAAATAACATCGATCCCATCAGCACCATTATCGACACAAGTATGCCCAAGAGCATTAGCGCCAGTGTGAAAGGCGTCAAAAACAGGGCCAGAATTAAGTGCGCCATATTGTCTCCATAAATTAAATTTCATTAGTAAATACCTATATACTATTTACAAAGGAATAAGAATGTCAGACATAACTGTGGTTACAACATTTCATCAGCCAGGCTTAGAAACATACGGGCAACGTTTTTTAGATTCATTTGCACAAAGAGTAGACAAAAAAATTACACTACTTGTATATGCAGAAAATTGTAATCCAAAAAATCCTGATCCGGAACAAATAAAAATATTTGATTCGTTTGAAGCACTGCCAAAACTAAATGCATTCAAACAAAAATGGGGAAATGTGCCACATGCAAATGGAGACATAACTAATCATCCTGCACGCCATGGACGTAAAGATTGGCAAAAGAAGTTTAAGTGGGATGCTGTACGCTTCGCTAATAAAACATATGCTGTATATGACGCCTGTGAACGCTCTAAGGACTGGTGTGTATGGATGGATGCAGATACATATGTACATAGTGATTGGTCGTATAATGACTTCAAGGCACAATTACCTGAAGATGCTTGGATAACTTATGTGGGTAGAGGCAAAGGTTCACAAACTTGGCCTGAGTGCGGATTTTACGGAATGAACTTACATAACGAAACTTGTAAGAAATTTTTAGCAGAGTTTGAACGTGTATACGAAGATGCAGACAATGGTATTTTTAAATTAGCTGAATGGCACGACAGTTTTGTATTTGGTAACATACTAAACGGCATGAAGCAACAAGATCCTAGTGCGTTTGACTATAGTGCTGAAATGTATCTACGTGAAGCTAAGTCAGGCGGTGGCGGCCATCCACTTATAAATGGTGTGCTAGGTAAATGGATTGACCATATGAAAGGTGTTCGTAAGCAAGAAGGACGTTCTCGTAAAGTTGATATGATGGTTACTAGGACAGAAGATTATTGGAAGTCTTAAATATAGTTACGCATGAATTTCCAAGCAGTCCCATCTTTTAATTCATCAAAACTCCAATGGCACATACTAATACGTTCTAGCCAATCCTGTCTATCATGCAGTATTGGATCTTCTAACGTTGTAATGTCATTGTTTGCTACTTCTCCATACATACTATAATCAAGTCGCACATCCATTTGAAAAACAGGAACGCCGTTTATTAAACTAGCAACACCCGGACTACTGTTAAATACCACAGTAGCCCAACTATTTGCTAGATCAACTCTAATATCAGGATTTGATGACAGTTCAACATTAGCATACTTAATTTCGTTTTGTAATCTTACCATAGTCTTTCTGTCACCGGGATGTGGGCGTAGTATGATTTTTCGAGATGTAATTTGTTTTATTTGACGAATAGTTTTGTGTGCAAATTGAATAACATCTTGTCCTCCCATGCTCCAGCCACCATTACGTTGTAGGCACAACAATATATGTTCACCTCTATTACTATAAGGTTTAATCTGTAATCCTAAATTATCTTTAATTAGTTGCCATCTGTTAGGATCAATATCTTTGTCAAAATAGAAACCATTATTTCTAAATACTCCATCTAAACTATATCTTAGATAGTTTCCTGGCGTATTCCTTTTGCCAGTTTGGAATAAAAATAGGTTACTATCTACTACTATAGTATGTGCATTATTTAATCTTTGTCTATCTAATACTTGTTTTCTAAACAATAGATGAGGAGTATTTTTACTATTCTCATGCACAAACCCTTGTAAAACTGCAAGGTCACAATCTTGAAGTGTAGGTTTATAATGATTTATTCCGGTATCCCCAGACCTTAAAACTCCTTGAATAAAGTTTGACAGTATTAAAGGTTTTTCAGGACTATTATTTTTTGGTGGGATTCCACTGTGGTAGCTCACTACTTTCATTTACAGTTCTCCATGCATATCCGTTTCGTAGTTCATGTACATCAAATTGGCAATATGCAAGATGTGCAAAAAAAGCATCAGTAGTTTCTCTATCAGGCATTTTTGGATTATCTACATTTCTTAGATCATTTTCGCATATATTATATGCGGCATTTGGCCCTAGTACTACTGCCGGTTTGCCTTCCATAAGTGCTTCTACAGCAGCAATACTGTTGTATGTAACTAAACAATGCACATCATCGGCTAGTGCCGCTTGCATAGTTTTGTCAGTAACACGTTCTGTTCTGTTAGGCTTTAACCTAATTTCTATAGGGCGACTCGAATATTTTTTTATTTCAGCCACAACTTGCTTCACCCATGTTTCAGGATCAGGCTGTCCAAATACCCTCATTGCTTTTAAACTAGGAGGACATACTAAAATCTTTGTACCTAACGAGAGTTTTCTATATCTGTATCCGTGTGCTTTCGCTCTATCCATCGGTCTTTCAATAATAGGTCCACAGTTTTGCATATCATTCTTTGTTACTCTATGGAGCCATTTATTCTTAACGTTTCCAAAGTAACCGGTATCTACAGTATAAAATGTTCGTTTTGACTCTCTGCATTTAGCAATAGCTTTTCTACTGCCGCCGCCTACTCCTCTTATTACAAGAGCAGTGTCGTCATCTAAATGGTCTTGATATGAACTAACAATACCGTTACTACCCATTGCAAAATTTTCTAAAATAGGATCGTATTTGTGTCCTTTTCTTTCAAAGTTTACTTCGCTTGTATCAATTGCTACTATTTTTCCCATATGCTTGTTTACTCTCTCTGTAATTGATTCCCAGGTATTGCCTTCGTAATACTTAGCTTGTGGATCAACTAGATAATTCAATACCGATTTTAAAATTTCTTGTTTTTCGTCATTCACCTTCCAAGTATCAGGTGTTAATTTACGCTTTGCATTTGCTTGTCTTTGTGCTAGATAACTTTTTTCGGCTACGTACCAGTCTCCTGAATATTCACAGGTCTTATAATCTTTAAACCAAGGTCCTCCATCTGTGTAATGTAATGCGGCTGGAAAATTTTTGCCATCTTCTTTGTAAACACCTACTAACCAATTCCATTCATGGCTAAGACGTCCGATATCTTGATCTTCTAACCAACTAAATCTATGTAAAAATTTTCCGTCTATATCAGGATTATTAATAAATTCTTTGGTAAGTTTTCTATTTTTTGGATGTTCACAATTGAATAACATCATGCTTGACCAATTCTTTCTTGGATACACAGTTTGTTCTTTGCCGTCCATTTTTGTTGCGGATGTAGGAGTATAATCGTGCTGCACACACATCATAGCATAATTTTTATCTAAATTTTCTTCTATAATTTTCCACAAGTTTCTTACATCTCTTTTAAACAAAAAATCGCAATCACAAAACATTGCCCAGCCTTTGAAGTTACAAAGCTCTGGTACTAAGAAACGTGTAAAAGTAAATTCAGTAGATGCTAATTTATCTTCGTCTCTCCAGTACAAACCTCTATCACGCATCTCTTGCATTTTAATAGGAATTATTTCTATACTATTTGGAAATTTGGCTCTATCAAGTATACTTTGTTTACATACTTGAAATGCTAGGTCTTCTCGGCTATCCCAGCCTACAAATATTTTAATTAGGGTGTCTTTCAATATCTTCCTCCACACAATTGGCGCCATACTGTATTTCTACTAATTTTAAAGGTATTCTGTCTTCGTTTGCAAGTTGATGCCAAGTTCCCACTGGTATATGCAAACTTTGGTGTTGCTTATATCTTCCTACAAGTTCGTAATCAGAACTTACATTAATTGTGTAAACTGTTGCCGTACCTTCTGCAACAAACCAATGTTCTGATCGTTCCTTATGTCGTTGCATTGATAGTTTATGTCCTGACGGAACTGCAAGTTCTTTTACCTTTGTATGATTTTCGTACTCATGTAGCACTCTATAATATCCCCAACTGCGTTCTGTTTTAGGAGCTTTCCATTCATCTAATATCCAACTAGAACTGTTTATTTTATCAGTTCCACCTACACCAAACTCAAATCTTACATAAGGCATGTCTCCGTATGTCTTATATTCGGGAGTAGATGTATTTGTCCTATCACCGCCATTAGCAAAAACAACTGTTGTACCACTACCGTGTGTTGCTAGTGTTTTATAAATTGCTCCACATGCACTGTCGTCAGAATCGTCAAAACTAATAACATCGCTAACAATACTTAATTCTTTTATGATTGCGGCACGATCTTCAAACTTCATAAACGGTCTGCCCTTTTTACGGGTAAGCCAATCATCGCTGTTCAAACCAACAATCAGCTTTGAACCTAATTTACGTGCTTCTTTAAAGTACTCTATGTGTCCTCTATGTAGTGGATCAAATCCACCTGTTACTAATACAATATCCATACACATATTTATATACGCAGTTTATACTAACAGTAAGGATTGATTAATTTATTTGGATATAATGATTTTAATTGTTGCCAAGGAAGTCCTTGTGCTATTTCATCGGTGTTCCATTGACAATATGCTAAATTATTCAGCCATTGCGAGCGTTCAAATGTTTGTGGATTTTCTAATCTATCTAAACTTTTGTTACTTACTGACCAAGCCATTGAGCTTGAACATAGACTAAATGTAGGTATTCCTTCACAAACACTTTCAGTAAGTGCATTAGTGTTAAATCCTACAACTGCCCATGCTTTTTTAAAATCTTGGTATAAACCGTCGCCACCGTTAAGCAGTCCTGCCCCTGCATTATTACGACTTATTTCAAAGTTGGCAATACTACACCTGTTTATAATTTCCATTTGTTTATCTACTCTTGCAGGATGTAATCTAACAATAATTTTTCTATCTGTATTTTTACGTATTTCAGTCAATGTATGTGCTAGAAAAGCATCATATGTGCCATGTTTTTTAAGTAAGTTTTTTAGACTACTATCACCCGGACGTTGTAATACAACTAGTATTGCATCTCCAGGATTATGCCAATCTTTGACTGCTATGTTTTGTTCTCGCTTAACACGTTCCCATCTGTCAGACGGACAATTTTGTACATTGTATTCACCTTCGTCTTGAAAATAACTCCACCAAGCAAATCTATGATACGCTTGCGGAGCAGGATAGTTAGGCATATTTCTTCTAAACACAGCAGACTCAGCACAAATATATGGTTTACCACTGTACCGTATATAATTATATATGTGTCCTAATTTTTTTTGGCGTTTCTGTTCTAGTATATTACTTTGTAAAAATATATCTGCTTTATTTATAAGGTCTTTATCTTCCCATTCGGCTACTACAACATTATCTCCACCTAATACAGGATGATTTCTATATGCTGGTTTTATTGCAACAATTAACGGTTCAGATTTTTTCATTTACAAAATACATTCCGGTCTTTTCTAAGAAACGGTGTTTCTTTTTCTTACCCATAGTAGAATGAATACGTAACTGCTTTGTTTTTTCTTCATCTAACTTAAAACCATATTCGCTCATCTTGTCTATCCAATATGGTGCATTTTGACAGTTAACATGATGATACCCTGTTTGTCCTACTACAGCATGGGTCATTATTAAGTTTTTACATTTTTGCATAGCTTGTGCATAATTAGGAATATATTTTTCGTAAACATGCTCTACAAACTCTACACTCCAACCAACATCAAATATTCTATCAACAGGAGCAGGACCATTTTGAAAATCATGGATAATAAATCTACTTGTTTTGTATCTTTCTAAGGTATAGTCTCCGTCTATACCAATGCTGTCAAATCCCTTTTGTTCAGCAAGTTGTACCATGCCTCCGGGACCACAACCAATGTCTAAAAAACTTTTGTGTCCTAATTTCTGTAACCAGTCAAGCGCACCTTCATCAAGATGTGTTAATCCGTTGTGTCCGCCTAGGTGTTCTTCTAACATAATATTCCTTATCTAACTATAAATTTGTTATATGTACCTAAATACTTATCTTTAGTTTTTTGATTGCCTTTTAAGGTTAAGAAAACACTCTGATTACCATTTTTGCCTATACTCATCCAGTAATATCGTGGAGGTTGTTCATGGTAAGTATATTTACTACTTAAATTAGCAATAACTGTTTGGTCCCAAAAAGGTGCCCATTCATCAATTGGCTTAGCAAGCAAACTATCTGCTAACTCTTGTTTAAAGCCAGGTGCACCAAAAGTTACTAGTCCTGCAAGCCAATGTTTTGCTTTTAAATGTCTAAGCATTGTTATTTTTTGGCTACATGCTTCTTCAAATTTTATAGGATCAGCTTTTCTTGTGCATATAGTATCTGCATCAAGAGTCATTACTAAATCTTTATCAGTAAATTTTTCAGCAACTTTTAAAAATCTTACACACTGTAAATAACCAATTTTATCTGTATCAGTTTTAAATTTTCTTTGTTCAGTGGTATATTCAACACCGTCTACTTTTTCAACATGTGTTGGATTTACAATATGTACGTGACAGGTTATCCAAGGATTAAAATATTTGATACTGCGTATTAAATTTATGCCCCAATCTTCGTAGTATTTTTGATCACATCCAATAAGAATATTATAACGTAGCATCTTCCATCCCAGCAACTCTTAGCTTTACTACATTAGTTATCTGCCATTGCTTCTGGTCAAGTCCTTTTAAGAGTCCTAGCCACTTATTACGCATTAGTGCAAACTCATTTATAATTTTTTCGTAATCAACAACGTCTGCCTCACCGTCTACGTATTTTTCAACGTCACGGCTTGACAGAGCTCGTTGATAATTTTCAAGATATTTTTTAAAATATGAACTACGTAATCTACGTAGCTCAATATTTAAATAATGGAGTATAGCTTCTATTTCTTGCAGTTGATTAAAGCGGTGCTCAACAATACCGGGCATCTCTGCCGCTGCACGTTCAACATTTCCTTTAAGTTTTACTTCAACACGAGCATCAATAAGCTCTCTTTCAAAATGTGCTACTGCGTCTGGTATCTTAGATACATCACGTGAAATTTCGCTATACCAACCCATTACTCATCCCATTCGTCTAAATTGTCGTCATCGGGATCAATATCTAGATCTAAATAATAAGAAATTGCATCATCAAGAATATTGTCACTGCCTAATGCAGCCGTAAATGCTTCGTCTGATGCACCATAATCTGCACAACAATCTACATAACGTTCAGCAACAATCTCTAAACTTTTCTTATCAATAGTATCTTTAAATACTAACCATACATCTACAATCTGACTCTCGTCCATAATTTACTCCTCGATTAATTCGTGTTCGTCTACAACAATTTCTTCATCGTTATCTGCGGTATTTACCACAGGTGCTAATTTTTCATTGTATTCCGACATGATCATATCCATCTTAGATGGTTCCATCCATGCCTTACGATAATCAAGATGTTCATTACCTGCTAGATCAACATACTTGAGCCTATTACCTTGTTTTTCTAGTAAACCTTTTTTCTCAAATAGTTCAATAAGACCACTGTAAGGATTCATACCTGTTTCGTATGGAATCTTTACTTGTACGCCTTCAAACGGTTTTGCATAACGAGTTTTCATTACTTTACAACCTGCTCTAATGCCACGTACTTCTGAGATCTTATTACCAGCTTCATCTTCTTTTAGTTTCATCTTTTTCATTGCAACAACAATACTTGATGCATAGATAAAGCCTTGTCCACCACTGATCTTGTCATCTGGATCAAACATATCTTGTGATGCATATGTATGGTTAGTACATACTAGTCCCACATTGTAACTACCAATCATGTTAACAGTATTACGTACAAGTGATGTCAGTGCTTTAGGCTTACGACCCATGTCACCTTTCATATCACCTTTGTTAAACTGATCAACGTCTGTTGGTGTTAGTAGCATACCTAGTGAATCAATTACAAACAATACTTTAGGACGATCTTCTTCGTTCATTGCTTTGTAGTCTGCCATAAATGTGCTGACAGTTTTTGCTACATCATCAATCATTGACATATTCAATTTAAGAAGTTTATCTTCTCCTGTGTCAACGTCTAATGCTTGTAGCCAACTTTCATCAAGTGCATTCTCTGAGTCAATTAATACTACAAAAATACCTTGGTCTTGTGCGTGTTTTACAATGTTACCTGCACAGAAATAACTTTTACCTGCGCCTGATTCTCCTGCAAACACTGTTACCTTGCCTAGTGGAACGCCTCTGTGGAAGTCACCACTAATAAGATAGTTAAGTGCATATGAGCCTGTGCTAATCCAATCTGTTGGATCATTAAAGCCACTACTCATACCTGTTATACTTTTAGTTAAGTCCTTGCGGAACTTACTAACGTCAAATGATTTAGCCATAGTTTCTCCTTGTTAAAGCTATACACCTAGCACTGTTTAGAACGTTGACAGCCAGTGGCAATGAATCTCAGTTCTGGTTTTAGTGCTAGGAGCACTTATTTTATTCTTTAGCTAGATTGTCTTGAACGAATCATTGCAAGAATGTCTTGTGCATTACCTTCTGCAGGTGCCGCTTCAGCAGTTGGTGCTGGAGTTGGCTCAGGTGCAGTTTCTGCTACTAGAGCAGGTGCCTCTGGTGCTGGAGTTGGTGCTGGATCAGCAGTTCTTGAAGTTGCTGTTCCGTTGGCTGATGATTGATTTGGATCACCAGTTCTTGCTGACATACCTGCTGGACGGAAATATTGGCCAAATCTATCCGCATCATATGCTTCGCCATCTACTGACGCTTCAAACATTTCTTTCATAATCTTAACTTCAACTTCGCCTGGTTTCTTAGGAAGAAAGTCGTTTAAGTTCCACAAGCCATTGACTTCAATGCCTTTCATTTCAGCATCACCTAGTGGACGATCTCTACGTGCCCAGTTTGATGTTGAATAGTCTGCATATCCACCTTTGGATGTTTTATTAAGACGGAAGTCTACACCAGCAGTATAATCTGTTGGTAATTCTTCCATGTCTGGGTCCATAAGAGCCGCTTTAATAATTTGGAAAATTTGTGGACCAATAATAAAACGTCTAATTGGATTCTCAGGAGTAGTATCTTCTGAGAGTGGGTTATCCGTTACAAAACCTTGGAAAATATATGAACGTTTTTTCCAATATTTACGACCCATGTCTTCTAGACTTGGGTCTTTAAACCAGCCACGTACCTCGTTTAAGATGTCACATGTCTCGCCGTACATTTCCATACACGGAATTTGTACTTGTACAGGACGTGAATCAGTTTCACCTTTTACGCCTGCGAAAGGCAATTTAATCATCAAACGTTCTTTCCAAAAGAAAGTGTTTGACTCATCGCCATCTGGAAGGAAACGTAGAGTTGCACTCTCGCCTTCTTTAATATTCCAAAATGGGTAAATTGCGTTGTCGCCGCCGCCTGATGAATTACCGCTTGTGCGTGATTCTTGTTCCTTGAGCTTTGCTCGGATTTCTGCTAATGATGCCATAGTTAATGCCTCCTATATGTTATGCCTATGTGCAGAGCAACAAATTATTTGCTACTCTTGTGCCTTTATACGTACAGCACATTATGTATTGTACGCTATTATTTATCAGAAGTCAAGTGAAATCTTACAAATAATTGAATTTATTTTATATGCCTGCTATTCTTCTGATATCTTCTAGTTCTTTATCTTCGCCAAACTGTTCATCTTGATCAACTGTAGGCTCCATCATAGTGCCTTGCGCTTCTGGTTCAATCATGTCTTGTTCCATTGCTCCGGCTTCTGCAAACTGTGCATATTTTTCATTGATTGCTTCTATAAATGACTTTGCTGGCTCAATATATTGCTCACCATAATCTTTTTCGATTGCTGTCAATACTGCTGTTTCACCTTTTGGAAATTGACCAGTTTCTCGATCAAACAATGATAATACAAACTCAGTAACAGGAATTTTTTCTTCTTCGGGCTCTGTATCTAATCCTGTCTCTATAATTTCGTCTGCCCATTGTTCGTATTCGGTCATTGTGTCCGTGTCTTCCATTATGTCCGGAACGCCATTTCCATTAGCATCTCTCCACCATGAACCACTTTCATCATGTGAATCATGAGGACAATCACAATCTGGTTTACAGTTATGCATTTGACAACCGCAATCTTTGCAATGATATTTACGATAGCCTTTCATATGGCCTTCTGCTACTTCAGCTTCGCCTAATAGGTCTTCTGGTCCTAACTGCTGTGCCTTAGTTTTCTCATTTACTAATTTGTAAATATAAGGAAATACATCTTTTAATTCCTCATTAAACTGTTTAATAGTTAATTGATCAATCCAATTACTTGCAATATCTTCCGGTACATCTTCCATTACAGGTGTTGAGTAATTATCAATTGCTTCTTTATAATAAGCCTCTTTTTGTAATTGCTCTACAGTTTTCTTAACAGTGTCAATTCTTTCAAAAACTACATCCATGTAATCAGTTAAGCCTTCAGCCATTACACTAGAGCGACTCATGTAATTTTTAAATTTTCTTAACTTAGCAAGTTCTTCTGATAGACTAACAATGTGTTTACCAAACTCATCATAAGCATTACCGCCTTCACTAACATGTCTAGCCATTGCTCTCGCACCATTTAAATGTCTAAACGGATATTTAAATCTTTCACCGTCGGCACTTTCAATGTATATAGCTTCTACATTTTGTGTTCTGCCAGCTGCATATTCTTGGTTTACAGGTTTACTATGTTTTAGTGCTAATCTAGCTGTACCTACATCTTGGTAGCTCGATCTACTAGTTCCATACATTTTTGATTCGCTCATTGTTTCTTCTCCGGATTTATTTGCTAAAAACTTATAATCTCTTCTATTTAAATTTGACTTTGTAATGTCTCTGGTATCAAAGTTTAGCAAACGTTTTTTAGCAAAATATCTAAGTTCTTTCAAAAACCCATACCATCGTTCTTTCGTAAACTTATCTTGTCCTTCGATAAAATTGTTACTGTACATAACATTTAAACTTTTATCGTCAACACTTACACTTACCTTACCTAAATTCTTATCGCCTTCTTTAAAATCAAAATCAAAAAATCTTGCTTCATTAGGAACGTTTGTTACATTACCTTCACTATTGCCGATTGTAACGCTTGGAAAGCGGCCTCGTATTTTATTAAATAATTCTTCACTAATTAGATCTAGGTTTTTCATATTAATATTTATCAATAATTGGTCGATATGAAGATGGGCATGGGCGGTTCATAATCTATTTCATTTTCCATACTTTTAAATGTATTATACACTCTAGGATCCCAATCTTTAAGCACACTCATAATCCTAATAACAAGTAATAATGCACTAATTAAATCATCTGTTTCTCCGGTTTTTGCTTGATAGCTTGATCCTGTTGCAATAAATCCCTTTAATTCACTAATCAATGCTCCTGAGGAGATTTTCATTTTATCATTTTCTATCATTGTCTTCATTCTACTACATGCACTAATTTTTGTACTGTGCGTAGTATTAAAGCCCTTACGGAATTTTCTAACATGTCCTTTACGCATTGGCTCGCTTACAAACAAACCTGGCAAATTTTCTTCACCAAAGTCATTTATAACAATAAGAGCTGCTTCTCCTAATCCGTTATTCTCAACTGACCAATATATACCTTGCGGATTATTTGTTTCGCTTACTATATGATCTAGTATGTCTTTTAATACACGTACTTGGCTGGTAATAGGACTTGTATTGTGTCTCCACTCTGCAACTTGTTCATAACTAGGTAATTCAAATACCTGTATTGCTGAATAATCGCCACCTGTGCCCATACTAGGGTCTAATGCAACAACATAAGAACATTGTTTAGATAACTTTTTATACCAACGTGTTTGTCCCATGTTCATCATAGGTTTTTCGCCTTCCATAGTAACAAGTTTCAAACTACTTATAAGTGTCTCGTCAAATACTAAGAATTCGCAATCATATTCACGCCTAAATCTTTCTTCTCCGATACGTCCTAGTTCTTCATCTTTCCACTTTTCATCTCTGTCAGGATGCTCTTGCCAATAACTTCTAAAACTATGAAATCCGTTTACACCAAGATCTTGTTCGTTGCCATTTTCATCATATTTCTTCTCAGCTTCTTTCCAAATATTTGCAAATGTATCTTCGTCTGAATTGGGTGTTGAAGTTATAATAGCACGACCACCTGTTGCTAGTGTAGGTGATATTGATGTCCAAAATTCTGTAGCAATATTTGGTTGCACAAATGCAAACTCGTCACAGTATAGTAATGATATACTCATACCACGTCCTGTGTTGCCTGTTGTGGTGGCACTAACAATACGTGAACCGTTTTCAAATTCAATAGAACCTTTGTTATAGTTAGTAACGCCGGCTCTAATATAATCAGGACATAATTCGTATGCATAACGTATACGTTGCATAATTTCTTGTGCACCTGTGTACTTGTGTGCAGCAATAAGAATAGTTTGATCGGGATTAAACATAGCATACCAAAGCAGATATATTCCGGCGCATGTTGTCTTACCGGTTTGTCTTGGCAACATATTAACATTAAATCTAAAGTTATGATAGCTTTTTAACAAACGTTCTTGGTATTCAAAAGGATTAAATAAAAGTTTACCTTTTACAGGGTGCTGTATATATGAAAATTTACGTGCAAAATATAAGTATCCTTCGTTTGGATCCATACACGATTGCAAATCAAAAATTTGTTCTTCTGTAAACGTTTCTTTTTGGTTGGCTTTTTTGGTTAAAACACCGTCTAAACTTTTGCTCATACTATATTTAACCTATTATATCATCGTAATAGCCTGTATCGAATCTTAAATCAAATAATTTGCGTTTGTCTTGTTGTATTAATACAGGTACTGGGGATGCATTAGGACCATTAGTTGGTTCGCTCCACAACCATTCGTATGTTCCGTCATCAATTTTTTTGTGTAATTTTTTTAATCGTCTACGATTATAGTTTGGGCAAATGTAAACAATGGCCTGATTGTTGCCTAGTGGCTCAATTTCTCCAGACCATTGCGTAATTTTTAATTCGCCTTTTTTAAAAGCAGCGCCACTCCAAGGACATACAGGTTTTATGTGTTGGAAATATTGTTCCCAATTAACCTCTTGACTTTTTACCACGGCTCGTTTTTCCTCTTGAGCCCTCCATTGCACCGCGTGACTTCTTCTTCTTGCCACGACCCTCAGTGGTTTGTATGTCTTCTTTTGTACCACGTGATTTCTTCTTACCACGTCCACGGCCTTCAGCTGTCATTTTTTCGTTTAATGCTGCCCATAGCTGTTCTTTGATACTTGTTTCTAGCGCCATAGGATTGTCACCGTCTTGTGTTGCAGGATATGCTTTTTTCTTTTTATGCATACCACCTGATTGATACATGTAGTCGTCATCTTTGTATTCTTCGTCTGGTGAGTTATCCCAACCATCTTCTTCTACATCTTCTTCAGGCATTGGGCCTTTAAGTCCTGCTAATTTTTTCATGTCTCCCATGCCGCTATCGTCGCTACCGCACGGTGATTCGTCTGGCATGCTATGATCGTGATCCATAGGACCGACTTCCATATCGTTGTTACCATCTCTATCTAAGTCTATTCCTGCACCACCGGGTATTGCAGACACTGGAGCATCCATTGGCATATCCATTGCGCCTACAGGAGCTGCATCTGGCATACCTGCGTTTTTAAGAATTTTTAATAGTTCGCCTACTTCGCCCGCATTGTCTCCGCTCATTGATATATTCATTGATGCTGATTCGTTAATTGCTTTTTTCATACTATAATCCTTGCTTTGAAACGCCATAGTGTTTTTACGTTTATCTAATTGTTGTTGAGTTGGAGGAGCTTTAGCAGCAGCTTGTTGTCCTACTGCAGCCGGTCTAGGTGGAGGTGCTGTTGGTGTAGTAGTAGATGTAGTAGGATTTTCTTCAGGGTTTCCTGTCGGATTATCAGATCCACCTGCTTTTGCTTTTGGATCTTCTTTACCTGCACCTACTCCATAAGTCTTACCATCATACTTGTAAGTTCCGCTAGTAAGTCCTTTTGGTTCCTTAACCACTTCAATCTTAATACCTTTAGCTGCAAAACCATCTATTACTTTTTGTAGTTCAGCTCCACTAAAGTCATCCAATACTGTTGGTATTAGTTCTGGATTTTTAGTTAACATTTTATCAAAACTAGCTTTGTCGGCTATTTCTGCTACTGCGGCGTATACAGCTTCTTCGTCTGTGCCCATACCTTTTACTGCTTTAAGTAATTTACCTACAATAGCGTCTTGTGCAGCTGCGTTTGCTTCACCTGCTCCTGATACTAGTTTGTTGTATTCTGCTCTAAGTTTAGATAGTTCTGCAAACTTTGCTTGCATTTCTGGATCTAAACTTGCTTGATATTCTGGATCATCGATCTTAGCTTGTAGTTCTCCTACTATGCCTTTTAATGTTTCTTCATCTTCTGGAGATAATTTTTCATCTAATCTTTCAAGTGTTTCTAGCATTTTACGCATACTAAAATCTATACTTTGATTTTGCTGTCCTCCTGGAGGATTTGCAAATTTAGGATCTGTTGCGCCAACTCTTCCTGCGGCTTGGCCTGCTGCCATTGCATCATCGCCACCTGCTTGTGCTTTTGGTGCTTCGCCGCTACCAAAAGCTGCAATACCTTTTTTAAGAAGTTCTATTGCACTATCTAAATCTTGTGTTAAATCAGTATCTGCTATACCGCCTTTACCAGTTGGATCTTTGCTAAACTTAACTAATTCTCCTGCTGTTTCTGCACCCGGGTCACCATCTACTGTGATGCCTGCAAGACCTTGAGCCTTTTTAACTGCTTCAATACTTGCTGGTCCGTATAGTCCATCTGCGTCAATGTCCATGTCTTTGTTGCCAGTTATACTAGCAATCTGTTTCATTATCTGTTGTACAGCTGCTGCCGAAGCTGATTTCTTTTTACCATTTTCGGTTGCTTTTAACAATCCTTTTGCATTAGCTTGTGCTAACTCTTTAGGCATTTCGTTAGTAATCCAAAGTGCAGGATCAGCAATAGCTGCTGCAATAGCACTGTCGCTATCAGTATCTATTTGTCCTTCGCCTTCGCCTTCTTGTCCTGGTTCATCAATACCTTGCGTAGACTTTGCTTGGAATTCTTTGTACTGATTAAGAGCTGCTTCTATTTGTTGTTTTAATGATTCGTCAGCAATATTCGGAAGTTCTGTTTCTAATTCTTTTATTAAACCTTGTAATTCAGTTGTTTCTTGTGCTGAAATTTCTTCTAATAATTGGTCTGCATAACTACGTGGTGCCCAACTTTCTTCAGCTGGTGCTTGTTCTATTGCTTTAGCAAGTAGTTCTTGAACACGTTTTAATTTTTGAGCAACTGCGCCTGCAGCTCCACCTTCGCCGTCCATGGCCTTTGGAGTTTCTTCGCCGTCCGTGGCCTTTGGAGTTTCTTCTCCAGCTGCCGCTAATACTTCTTTAGCTTTATCTGCAACATCTGTTCTTGAACTTTGTGAAACCTTTTCAATTTTTTCTTTTGTAGCATCTGGTAATAAACCTAGCGCAGCCGCTGCCTTTGCTTGGTCCATACTTCCACCTCTTGCACTCTTGACTTCATCACCTTCAAGATATACATATCCGCTTCCATCTGGTCTATATAGGCCTTCTTCGCCTAATGACTTTGCAATGTATGCAATTACATATCTCGAATTTGAATCACTACCTGCTTCTTTTTCAGCAGCCGCTAAGTCTGCAAGTGTCATACCTGGTTTTGCATACTTTGCTACAATAGCATCAAGTTCTTCATTACCACCTGCTTGTGGAGCAGCTGTACTTGCATCAAACTTTTCATATGCGTTACTACTATCGATAAATTTCTGTGCATCTTCTTCTGAAGCATGTAAATCAAATGTATTTCCTTCTTTGTCTTTAATTTTTGTTACAGGTAAACTTTTATCTACATTAAAGTTTACTAAACCACCTGTGTTACTTAATCCACGAGCAGGTGCTTCTGTTAAAATATCTAAGTATGATCGCATATAATTCATGATTAACTTCCTATAGTGCTTTTTGTGTTTTCATCTGCACTAATATCCTTTGACTCTCCAGGCTTAATACCGTCTATAGGGTCAATGGATCTTTCTTTACGTGCAACTTCTAATTCTTTTAGTAGGTCCATAGTTCTATTGTTAGCAACTTTATCTTGTGCGCTTTCGCCGCCCATGTCTTCTGTATTTAATAAAGACTCATATGGTGCTTTTTCATCCGCAACTTCCATTTGTTGTGCTTCTACAGGATCGCCTTCTCCGCGTACAATTAAGTTAGCGTGTGCAGTGCCAGTTTCGTCAACAAGGTATTGTTCTAATACATACGCTGTAACTGGATAACTTACTTCGACATCGTAGTGTGTAACTTCGCAATTTGATAGTTGTGGGAAATCTAAAGGTTTTTCTGTAATTGGAGTTTTCTTTCCTGTGCTAACAGATATAACTTCAAATTTTGTTAGAGACCTGTCTAGTTTATCAGCGAAATTTTCTGGCAAATCACCGGCTACTCTTACTTTAAATTTATATGTCTTTTTAGACTCTGTTAAATATTCTTTAAATGCTTTCATGATTCGATCCTACTATAATGTTATTTATCCATATTCTTAAGTTTTTCAAGCAAACTATTACGATCTGTAACTACATAACCTTGTCCAGGTATTACATCTCCTTCAATACCGTTGCTATCTTTATCTTGTTTTTCTTTTCTAAGTTGTAGCTCGATCATTTTTAACTTTTTATCTAGTTTTGCTGTCTTAGCATCTAAACTTGTTTTAAGCATATTACCGGCGACTTCAAAAACTCTGCCACTATATCTGCTTTCTACATTCATACCTAGGTCCATAAGATCATCATATGCAGTCATAGCTTTGTCAGCAACTTCATTTAATTCTTTGTCAGCTAATTCGCCTAGTCCCTTCACAGCAGGTAACGCACTAGCAATCTTGTCTAGTTCAGATATATCACGTGCAGTATCGTTTTGCTCAACAATAGCTGCTTGTGCCTTCTCAGTATTTTTTGATTCTTGAATAATTTCTTTTGAATCAGGCAAATTTAATAGTTCTTCAAGTTTTTTTGTCATGTATAATCTCGCATTAACTACTAATATTTATACTATCTTGACCCTTGATGGAAAATATCTGTTTCGTTTACAACCCTAAATATCATGCCTTGTTGTTTACAATATGCATTTGCTGCTGACCATTTGGCTTGATTAAGTATATAACTTGCTTGATTAGCTCTACTTTTTCCTAATTTGTCTCTATGTGTTTGATTAGCAGGTTTTACTTCTATTAATTCTACTCTCTGCTTTCCATTTTTATCAACATATGCAACAAAAAAATCCGGAACATAAATTGTATGTTTGCCCGTAAACGGATTTCTGTAAGGTATTCTTATTGCTTCACTAGCCCATTGAGCTACGTTAGGATGTTCATCACAAAAACGCATAAATGCAAATTCCCAACTACTTCTATAGGTTGGTGTTTTTCTTCCTACATATTTGTTTGGATTTTTTTGATTAAATTTACCTTGTGCAAACCTAGCCATAGCATTAAACCACTATGTTACGTTTTTCAATTTTATCTACAGTTGCAGTACGTTTAAAACCTACACTTGACGTTGAATCTCTGTTGTAATTAAGCACTTCGGCAACCACTGTGCTTAATTGTACTTCAGTTAAACCTTTAAGAGTATCTAAAAGCGTGAAAATATTAACATTATCTATTTTTGCTTGCTCTAGTAAAACTGTTGATGTACTTTGAGCAGCTGTTTTATCAAAGCCTCTTTTCAAAAAGAAACCTATTACAGCATCAACTTCATTGGTAGGAAAACTTAATTTTTTTGTAAAATATTTGTCAAAAAATTCTGTAGTTCTGCCTTCTGACGTTGTTTCTTTTTTTGGTAAACTTGACATTATGTAGCATCCTTAAGTGCTTGCTGTGCTGATGAAGATAGTGCGGCATATGCTGCATTAGCACCGTTGACTCCTCCAGTTCCACCGTTAGCTTGGTGTGTTTTAGTAAATGCCGCTTTTGCAGCACTTTCCTTGGCCGCATCACTGTTATTTACTGCTTGTGTTACTGCTTGTAATCCTGCAACTGCTGCTGTTGCAAGAACAAGATCTTTTGCTCCTCCGCTACCACCATTCTTTGGAAAAAATGTGTTTGCAACTCCGCTTACATCTGTACCAGCTGCCGCGCCTATTGCTCCTGTAAGCAAACTAAATCCTTCTGCCCTAATACCTTCACTACTCAAGTTACGTACATTTGCAACCAAATTTGCGGCTGCTAATCCTGCTTCAAGAGGACTGTTAAATCCGCCGTCATTAGTAATGAAATCATATAAACTTATACCAGCACCAATTGCTCCGCCTATTCCTAGCGAACCTCCACCTAACAAACTTGCTGGACTAGGTGTTGTGTCATAGTGTGACGGATCTCCGAAACCTTTTGGATTATCTACTCCTATTTTGCCTCTATCATACCACACTGCTTCGTATGCAATAGTCATATTATTTGCCATAGTTCCACTTCCATCTGCACTATCTACACTATCGTGACCCCAATCTGTAACAGTAGGATTTACTAATGTATATGTAGTGAATGTTTTCCGTGTAAGCTGGCTAATTTGTATACTTTTAAAAAACGGTTCGTTTTGATTATTATCTAATCCATAAGCATATTTGTTTCTTTCTTTTCCGGCGTATGTATTATCTCCAGCAGCAGTTTTACTTACTTGTCTGTTATATGCTTCTGGACGTGACCCATAATTTCCGTCTGCAAAATAATACCTATAATAGGCTTCCATCAATGCACTAGTTACACCTAAATTGTCATCATGAAAGGAGATATTACATGGATTATATGAAATGCTAGTTTGTACATTTTTTATCCTGTTGTATTTTTTCTTTGTGTCAACTGTTGCGGTATATTTAGGCAAATCTGCACTCTTTACAAGTAGCCCAATCTCTCTATTGTGTCTTTGTTTTAATTCAGGCAAAATACTTGCAGGTTGATCATTTATTTCAAAAAATACGTGATAAAGAAATTTTGTTTTAGGAGCTAATCTAAAAGCATCTGTAACAAATGTTTTACTTGCGTGTCTAAAGTCACCAAGGTTTCCTTTTGGACCTAATGCTCCGCTTGCTAAATTATCTAAAAATCCTGTGAACTTTCCCATACTAATATTTATCCAAATTAAAAAGTGCGTATATAAAAGAATAAGGGGTACTTAAAAAAGTACCCCCTATAGATTAGGAACTTAAATTTATTGTTTAGGCGCCGCCGCCTGTTACTAATGTATTCACTGTACGTCCAATAGCTGTACCAATTCCTGTACCTTGTGGTGATTGTACTGCATTATCGTACTGTATGCTTAGTGCTATGCTTACTGGATCTGTTGAATTAGAATATGCTAAACTGTTATAGTTTGCACTCTCTAAGTAACAGCCGTATAATTCAAATGTTTCTAGCACAGTAGGTGTGTTAGCACCGTTACCGCCGTCTAGTATTTCAATTCTACTTGTAAATTTGTAATCCTGTCCACTTGCCGCACTTGACTGTTCAAAGAAGTCAAATTGTTTCTGAAGTTGTTCACCAACAAGTTTTTGCACGTTGTTGTTTACATCTTCACGCAAGTTAAGTGTAATTGGATCCCAAGTGTGTTTACCTGCTAGGTATACTCTTGAGTTGTAAATGTCTATAGTCATTTTTTCGAATGACACATTTGGACGAGCTACATCAATTACTTGTTTAGTTAGTTCTGTTGTTGGTGTTGAAACTCCAAAATTTTCAAGTGACACTCTAAAGCGATACTGAAGTTTTGGCATCAACAAGCCTTGGTTACTAGCGGAATCTCCGCTCGCCAAAGGCACTGTGATTTTTGATAGTGTTGATATTGCCATTTAATTTGCTCCTAATCTAAAAGTATTTATCATTTTTTATAATCCTGCAATTTCACCAGTATTCTTAAGTCTTAATGGAATGTAAATAAATTCAACTGCCTTGACAGGTTCAATAGCAATGTCTAAGTGTAGTTCACTTCTATCTATTCTGCTAGGTGTATTGTTGGATTCGTCACATACAACTAAGAAGTCATATAGTGCTCTTTGACCTACTAGCTCAAGCATTAGGCTTTCTGCAGCACCTTTGATCTCATCACGTGTAATTTTATCGTTTGGTTCGAACAAGTAAGGTTTAGCAAGCGTATTAAGCTGACTGCGTAAGTAAATTACAAGTCTAGCAACATTGATTCTATCCAAAGAACTTGCTGCAAGCTGTCTTGTTTTCTGTCCGAATGCAACCAATCCAGCACCTGTGATAAATGTAATCGGGTTTACATTGTTTGCATACAATGTATCTCTAGTACCTTCGTTTAATGCTACTGATTTAAATTCGCCTTCGCTAGTAATAAATCCTGTTGAACTTGCATTTGTTATTCCACCACGTCTTGTACCTGCTGGTGCAAACCATGGAAACGAAACTTGGTCACTAAGTGCAATAGTTCTCATCATCATGTGCGAGGATGGAACAACAACATTGTTACCAAAGTTATCACTAGTGAACCCACTTGGGTAATAAACTGCCAAATATGGATCAGAAGTAACAAGTCCGTTATCATTATCTTCTACTGCTAGGTTAACGTTTGTTGCCCAATTATTTAATGAAGTTGCATCACTTGTTAAACGGAATGGAGAATCACCAAGTACAAAAGCTGACAAGCCTCTATCATAGTTTAATGATTTCATTTCGCCAATTAGTTCTGGATAAGCAGGACACGCCATTAAGTTAAACAATCTTGATTCATCATCTCTAATGTCCTGATTACTATTTACTAGTGCCTGTAGTGCTTGTACAACAACCTTACGCTGTGCCTTACGTCCGAATGTACCCGAACCGTCTTCTTGGTTAGCACTTTCGGTTACCCAACGATCTGCATAGTATGCTGCTTGAGATTCGCCAGTGCCACTACCATATCTTTGGTTATTGCCAGCTGTGTTGACATAGTTTTTAACATATTTCTTTACATTAAATCCGCTACGTCTTAGATTGTATAACAACATTCCTTTTGGATACAGTGCAGGATCTGGACAATCAAAATCAACAAAATCACTTACAAGTAAATCTGGAATAGTAGCTGCTGTTGCACTTGATGCACCTGAGTCACTATATCTCACATCAGCAAATAGTATTCCGTTTTCTGAAGTTTGATCACCACTGTCTATCAAAAGCCATCTGTTTGCAATTGGTAAGTCTGTTCTATCTCCACGATATTTGTAAATTCTTGGATAATTGTCTAAGTCTGCAGTTCCAATCCAAATGTCTCCGTTAACAAGTGCAGTGCCGTCGCTTTGAGCTAATGGTGCAGTTGCACTAACAATAGGACCTTCTGGATCTGGAGTTTTTGAGCTATCTGCATTATAAAATGGGGATGCTGTTGAACTTTGACCACTTGAACCATCATATAGTAATCCAACCCATTCACTGCCGTTGTGTACTAAAATATCAACTTCATCAACAATTGAGTTGTACCAAAGTCTACCGTTTGCAGTGCCTGCTTTAACTTCTGTAGGCTTTGCTGTATAGAAGCCATTGCCAGCATCATTTACAGGAGACCATAAAGTTGCTTGGAATTGTTTTGGACTTGTTGAACTAGATGTGCCAGGAACATAAATTAAGTTAGGTGTTCCTGCTGTTGGACTAACATATGGTGTAAATCCTGCGGCTAATAATACACCGTCGGTATCAACAAATCTAATTTCGCCACCTAGTGCATGACTAATTGTAACTCTATTTTGTGCGTCAACTGACGCTGATACATTTTCAATATTAACACTATTAATTGTACCTGCTAGTGCAGTTGCGTCTGAAGCTGCACCAGTGTAGACATATGTAATTGGTATTGGAGTACTAAATGCAGAACTACCATTGTCTGTTGCACTAATTGTGAAACTTTGACTTCCTACAGATATTGAACCAGCTACAATTTTTCCGCCTGTTATAGATGTAGGTGCTACTCCTCTACGCTTTTGTAGTTTAATAGTTGCTAATGGTTGTGTATCGCCTGCTACATTTGTTTCTGCATAGACTGCACCAGTAAGTAAACCTGATCCACCTGTTGTTGGATCTAACTCATACAATGCTGTTTGGTTATCACTATACAATGGCGTTGAAACAGTTTCCCAAAGTTTAGTTGCATCATTCCATTTTTTCAATATCAAACTTGCACCTAAGTTAGGTGTTGTAGTTTTTAACCAAATTGAACCAGTTGGGCGTGTGTATGTGTCACCTGACTTCCATTCGGGTATGCTTGTGTGCTTGCCAATTTGTAGTGCTGGTGGATAATATGTTCCTACTGCTATTCCTAATTCGCCTAATCTAGTTGCATCGCCTCCAATTATTATTGGACCGCCTAATGAACTATCATCTGCACCTGAACTTGACCCGTCACTAAAAATTTCTAATTTTAGATCTGTTGCTTTTGCAGTAATTCCCGGTATACTTAATCCGTTTATTGTTGAAACTACATCTGAAACAGTATCAGAGCTGTTAACAGTAACACTTGTACCGTTAATTGTGATTGCAGCTGTTCCTGCAAAAGTTGGATTAGACGCTGTGCCTGTAATTGTTGGCCATGCTTTTATCCAAACATCACTTCCTACAAGTACCCATGTACCAGATGAATTTCTATAAAAAATTCTAATTAATGTTGTAGTTGCAACTACAGCATATGATCCAGTTGATCCTATAGTAGCAGATGGAATTTCCCCAGCATATCCATTAGTTACTAAAGAGCCTGTGTTTGTTAAATCGGAGCTGTCTGTAATTACGATAGGTACTTTATTTGTAAATACCTGTCCTGAATTTAAAACACTTGCACCATTCCATTCTTGAATTCCCCATAATGTATTTGCGGTATCTAACCAGTAAGTACCATCTGTTGGATTTGCAGCTGGTGCTGTTGCACTTGGTTCTAGTTCTGCTAGGTCAACATCTGCTCTTACTACAAAAGCTCTGTTCGCTACACCTAAGTATGAATATGCAGCTTGCAAACCGTATTCGTTAAGTTCGCCACCGTGTATCATATTGTTATTTGAATCAGATTTGAAAATTGGATCTCCAAATGTATCTGCTAAGTCTCTTTGACTTGTTAACAGATATGGAACTCCTGCATTTGCCGCTGTAGTGCCAGGTGCTGTACCTGTGCCTGCTGCATTTGTTTTATCTTGTGCCGAAGCAACAAAGATCATTGGTGTTGTACCGGGTTCAGCGGGTGTGTAAAAACTTTCGTCTACTACGCTTACCTGTACGCCTGGGGATACTAGTGCCATGTTATTCTCCTATCGTGGACATTACTTTGTTATTATTATTTAGCATAAATTTTTAAATACCAGCTGATATCAGCCCAGAAAAAGGCACCATAAAGGTGAGGTAAATACAATATGAGACCTTTATGTAAATGCAAACAACGTCCTTGTGCAATAAACTATAAAAAAGACGGAAAGACTTTTTATAGGAAGTTATGCGAAAGATGTTTACGCAACGGTGTTAATTATGGTATACCATTATGGAAACAAAAAGGTTATGATAAAAAAGACTATTGCGAAAAATGTGCATTTGAAAGTAAGTACGCCGAACAGTTTAATGTTTTTCATATTGACGGTGACTTGCTAAATTGTAGGCCTAGTAATCTTAAAACAATATGTGCTAACTGCCAACGTTTATTACAAAAACAAGGGGTTAAATGGAAGCAAGGAGACCTTTTACCTGACTTCTAAGTTCAAGTAGTGTGTTGTTATTATCTATAACTTTGTTGAAATTAACGTTTGCCCATCTCCATTCTGACTCATGCACATCGGTTGGTTCTTGTCCAAGGTCAGTATACAATCTAAACCAAACAGGATCAGGTCCTTTCCTAACACGCCATACTTGACCGTTGATGCTATGTATCATATTTGCTTCATTTTCAAACCGGACATCAGGAATAACAAAATTTTTATGTGGATGATCTAACACATGTTTTTTGACTAAACTTACCCATACACCGTCGTAAAAGCCTTTTCGCATACAATCTGTGCCAAATTCTTGCAATATTAGTCTTGGGGTTATACTGCGTCCTGTTTCTTTGGTCCAAAACGTATCTTCTTCTTCTCGCCAGTTTCTACTTGAGTTAGTTTTGCCCTCTAGCATTTGTCTATCCCATCCAAATACACTAGCAACACCGTCTTTTAATTTATCTGCAAAGGATAATTTTTCAAAGTTTTTTTCCTGTACAAGTATATCTGCAATAGTGTCTTTACCACTGCCAATTAAACCGCAAATTCCGATAATCATAATAATTCCTTAACTGTAATGTAATATTATACAATAAGAATTAATAAAAGTCAAGTATTTTTTAGCCGATTGTAAAGGTATAACCAGTGCCGCCCGGTACTGCTGTTGACACCTCGCCTTCAAGTTTTTCCATTTCTTGTTGGGCTTCTGCTTTGAGTGCATCACCATTTAACTGGCCGCCACCTTGTGGGCCAGCAATAGTAGCAAATTTACTACGTGCTTCGCCTAACATATACTTACATGTAGCAACAGTATAGTCTTTAATCCATTGTTTTGCCAAATAATCGTCTATAATTTGTTCATCTGGACGATAGTTATAGCAAAGTAACATAAGTGTTTCTTCAGTACGAGAACGCTGTAATATGGTTAATTGTTTAGTTGTTGTATTCCATTTAAATTCTATAAAAGATCCAAACATTCTACCTACTAGTTCTTGATATTGACTGAAGAAATCGTAGGTTGCTAGTCCGCCCATATTTGAACTTGCTAACAAGTATGTATTTGTGTAGGCTAAATTAAATGGCTCAAACAATGTCCCGCCATCGCCACCACCTGAACGTGATCCTATTGATCTACGGAAAATTTGGCGTACTTCAACAATTTCATTTGGCAATGTATAGGTGTTCTGATCAGTCACTGTAGGCATGAAAAAATAACTTTCTTCTACTGAATTTTCAGAACGTTGTCTGAATCTTGTTAATGCTTTTGTCAAAGCTGTTTCATAATGTACAGGATCAAGTTCTACATCAACCATACCTCCGCCTAGCATAGCGTAGACATAGTCAAATATTTCTTGTTTTTTTGTTTTTAATGTTGCCATAAGATTAGTTTCTCCAACAGTATTTATCGTATCGATAAATATACATATGCCGAGACTTAGTTTATATAAACCAGAAAAGGGTAAAGACTTCGAATTCATAGACAATCGTATCTATGAAATGTTCACTGTTGGTGGTACAGACGTCTTTATCCACAAATATTTAGGACCTAAAAATCCAGACGAAGCTGATGCGACTGCTGATCAGCCCAAGTATGATGCTGTTAAAGAAACCAATATACAAGATATGCTGTTTATGGAAAATAGAGATCGTAAATATGATCCTGATATCTATAGCCTGCGAGGTATATATAATGTACAAGACATAGACTTTAATATGAGTCAATTTGGATTGTTTCTATCTAATGATACACTGTTTATGACTATACATATATCATCTAGTGTTAAAACTCTTGGTAGAAAAATTATGGCAGGAGACGTAATTGAATTGCCGCATCTAAAAGACGAATATGCACTTAATGATTATAGTGTCGCATTAAAACGTTTTTATGTAGTAGAAGATGTTAACCGAGCTGCTGAAGGATTTTCGCCTACTTGGTATCCGCATCTGTATAGAGTAAAACTTAAACAAATTATGGATAGTCAAGAATACAAAGATATACTTGATTTACCTGCAGAAGAAGAAAATCCAGGTGGTAATACTTTACGAGATCTATTGTCTACATACGAACAAGAAATGCAAATTAACAATGCTGTTGTTGCACAAGCCGAAGCTGATGCTGCAAAATCAGGATACGATACTAGTCATTACTTTAGTCTTGCTACTGACGATAACGGAGAAGTTGACTTAGTTACTGTAGATACTAACGATTTAGATGCAAGTACAGCAAATGAACTTGCTGATAGGGTAATGCAAACTCCAAAAAGAGAAGGTTACCAAGGTTACTTATTAGGTGACGGTATACCTAGTAATGGTGAAGCATTTGGACATGGTATTACATTTCCAAGCAATAGTGTAGAAGGAGACTTTTTCCTAAGGACAGATTTTATGCCTAATAGATTATTTAGAAATGACGGATCACGTTGGGTCAAACAAGAAGATTCGGTACGTATGACATTGACAAACACTAATACAAGATCACACCAAAAAGGAACATTTGTAAACAACACAAATACAGACACAATTGGTGGTGAAACTGTAACAGAAAGACAAAGTCTATCAAAAGCACTTAGACCTAAGGCAGATAATTAATGATAGATTTTATAATTTTTGGTATAGTTGATAATGCAATTATGATCCTTGGCGCAATGACAGGACTTAGTATTGAAAAATTCCTACCACCTGCTTTTCAAAAAGGAATAGGAACTGTTATTGGGGCTGGTATAGGCAATGCAATAAGTGATTTTATGGGAGGCGCAACAACTGCAAGTTGGGATCTAGCATTTGGCACAGCATTTGGTTGTATTATAGGATTAATATTCGTTCCGATATTTCAATTTATAAGGGCAAGGTGGAGAACTAGCTAATGCAACATTTTTATGACGGACAGATTAGACGATACATTACGCAAATTGTAAGGCTTATGAGTAATTTTTCTTACAAAGATAGTAGCGGTGTATTGACAGAAGTGCCTGTTATGTACGGAGATATAACTAGACAAGTAGGACATATACTTAGAGACAATTCGGAAAATAAAATACCAAGTGCGCCAAGAATGGCTGTATACATTACCGGATTAGAAATGGACACTGCAAGGTTAAGTGACGCCAGTTATGTCAATAAATTAAACATAAGAGAACGTGCATATGACACTGACGGCAATGAGTATCTAAATACTGAAGGTAAAAATTATACAGTAGAACGTTTAATGCCAACACCATATACATTGAGTGTAAATGTAGATCTATGGACTACAAATACTGATCAGAAATTGCAATTGATGGAACAGATTCTCATGTTGTTTAATCCTAGTTTAGAAATACAGACAACAGATAACTATGTAGATTGGACAAGTTTAAGTGTTGTAAATTTAGATACTATTGGTTTTAGTTCAAGAAGTATACCAGTCGGAACAGAAACTGAAATAGATGTAGCACAACTAGGATTTAAAACTCCAATATACATTTCGCCACCTACTAAAGTAAAAAGACTAGGAGTAGTTACAAGTATTGTTCAAAGCATTTATGACGAGTCTAGGGGAACAATAGGGTTAGAGCAAAGCACACCCGAATTGCAAGCAGGCAGTGATACTGGTGTAGTAAGTGCTGATATAAGGACAACAGTGGGGATAACACCTACTGGTGAAATTAGCCGTCAAAATAGAAATGCAGGGGAAATTAAGCCTAATACAACAAACGTAATTACAAACACATTTAAGGATTACGGATTACTAATATTAGGCAATAGTGCAAAACTTATAAGACGTGGCGTTGTTGGAGGTGTACTATGGGACGCATATATTAAATCCTTTCCAGAAATATTTGAAGCCGGCATAACAGAAATACGATTAAAACGTAAAGATTTAACAACAGAAATAGCAGGAACAGTTGCTATAAACACTGCAAATCCAAACGAATTGATAGTTAATTGGGATGCAGATACATTACCTAGTGATACTGTATTCACCGGACCAAACGGTGACAGTAATAAGATACACTATATTATTGATCCTCAAAAAACAAGTCCAGCTGCACTAAAAACTGCTGGATATAGATTCTTGTTGTTAGACAATAGTATTGGAGATGCAATTAATACTGATGGTGCCGATGACTGGAAAAACAATGACGGCACAGACTTTATAGCAAGTGTTAATGATATTGTTGAATGGAGCGGAACTGCTTGGCGGGTAGTTTTTGATGCAAGTACATACACTGGTACTGCATATACTACAAATTTAAACACAGGTGTTCAATACAAATGGGACTCAGGCGAATGGATATTATCATTTGAAGGCGAATATCCAAATGGCACCTGGAGATTAAAATTCTAGCATAATTATTTGTATGGAAAAGATTATTTGTAGTGGAGCATTGTTCTACACCTTAGATACTCATAGATTTTTGTTCTTACATAGAACTAAAGGTAAGCAAAATAACCTTTGGGGATTAGTTGGGGGGACAAATGAAGGTGCTGAAACACCTTGGGAAAGTTTAAAAAGAGAAATATCTGAGGAAATTGGTACTGTTAAAATTAAAAAAACTATACCTTTAGAAACTTTTGTGAGCAACGATGATAAGTTCCAGTTTCACACATATTTGTGTTTAGTTGAAAATGAATTTATCCCTATTCTTAATGATGAACACGACGGATATGCTTGGGTAACATTCACAAAATGGCCTAAGCCGTTACATCACGGTTTGCGAAATACATTACAAAATAAAACTAACCAACTTAAACTCGAAACAGTATTTAAATTGATTGAACTACTATGACACAAGCAATGTTTTTAGAAAATTTTGGTTTTTACAGAGAAAAAATACCACAAAATTTGTATTATAATTTACTAAACGAATCTTTAAGATGTACTCAAATAGTAAATTCTGGTATAACTGAAAAAGGTGTTGCAAAACATTTTAGACTAAAAGACACCGCACAAGAACTTAATCAATATATAATAACTCTTATTAAAAATTACGAAGCCGACTTTCCAGGTTTAGGAGAAATAGGCATATTGACAAAATCTTTGCCATATAGAATTGAAGAGCAATGGATAAACCATCAAAAGGCAGGTGAATTTATTCCTAATCATGTACATCAAGGAATCTACAGTTATAGTATATGGATTAAAATTCCTGAAATAGAGGACAACAAGTATCAAGGAAATTTTGAATTCACATATACTAACATTGTTGGAAATATTGTTCATAAAAGATTTCAATTAACAAAAGAAAATGAAGGCGAAATAATATTTTTTCCTTCAAAGTTGCCTCACAACGTATATCCGTTTTTGAACAGCAATGAAACAAGGATATCAATTAGTGGTAATATAATATTGGACGCAGGATAATGAATAAAAAAGATAATGTAAAACAAACTGACTATGGCTATGAAATTACTTGGGTATCAGAAGAAACTTATGGCGGTAAAATTTTGGTATTTGATAAAACAATTAAAACTGATTTTTGGTTTAACAGTGAAACTGAAAAATGTTGGTTTGTAAATAATGGCGAATTCCTATTTAAATGGATAGATACTAGTACCGGTCAATTGTTTGAAAAACAAGCCTCCGAAGGCACAACATTTATATCTAAGCCACTTATGCCTTGTGCAATTGAGTGTAGAATTGTTGGTAGTATTACTGAAGTTAACAACGGTAGCAACGACGATCATAATATTGTAATTAAAAAGGACAACTATTAATGAATTTGCTAGAAAGTCCAAAAGTCAAAAAAGATTTAATTGATTATAAAAATGCTGTTGATAAAATAGTTGACAGAAAAAATAAACAACACTTCCAAGGTATTCTAGATGAATATATGGCAAGAGTAAAAATTATTAATGATACTCATAGCTCTGAAACGCCAGGATTGATAAAGCCTAGTTCAATTCAAGAACATATAAAAGAGTTAGGTAATTTGAGAACGCAATTAGATAAGTTAGTTAAAAGTGTCAATTAAATATTATCCATATTCTTGACCTTCATAGTTCCAAACATAGCACTATGTGATTGACACTGATACACGTAATTCGTGTTATTAGTTAGATTGTCAGGCACACGCCAGTATAACATTCCGCTTGATTTACCCTGTGCGTTAGAATTTGTGCTAACAGTTCCGTCCGATGCTACATGAACTAGATTAGTTGACAAAGCAGTCAAAGTATTATCTTGAAGCTCAAACGGATGTCCACCTATACCGTCTAAGTCAAATGCTACTGTTGTTCCTGTTAACACTGTGATAGTAGGATTGTTTCCTGAATAATGACTATTAATTGTATATGCACTTACACCTACGTTTCCCATTCTAAGGGTAGCAATAGCGTGTTCGTATATATCATGTACATCAATACCTGCTGTTTGTACGTCGCTAAGTGCATCAAACGTTGACGCACCAGGAGTTTGACTGTTAGTAATTGTTAATGAATCTCCAGCTGCACTAGTTGTAATACCAATTCCGCTACCTGCAACTATTGTAAGTGTATCTGTAGTAGTATCAGCCTCTATATTAGACTGTCCTGCAACAGTAATAACACTGAATGCATTTTGGTTGACATCTCCGCCACCGCCTCCTGTTGCTGGATCTGCAGGAACCCAATTTGCGCCGTCCCAGGCAAGGACCTGATCATTAGTAGGTGCCGCTGAAGTTGTGTCTACATCGCTTAAAGCATCTATACTAAGACTGCCAATGCCAGTTAAATATGTTCCAAAGTCACTAATTTGACTTTCAGTAATACTTAATGCCGCCTGGTGTTGTGTAACACTTGTCTCAGTAATATTTGCGTCTGGAACATTTGCCCATACAACTGCCGCACTAAGGTCATTTGTTTCTGTAAATGATTCTAAAGCACCTATACCGGCTGCTGTAGGCGGTGTAAATTTAAATTCACCTGTTGCATTATTGTAACTTATAGCACCATTGCCACTAGGTGTATTTTCAATGCCAATACTAAAACTATCTAGTGCAACAACACTAGGTGTATTACTTAAATTGTTATAGTTTAAAAAATATGCACTATCAAATCCGTCCAATGTATCAGCATCGGTGCCGCCGCCGCCTGTTGTCGCATCAGCGCCAGGCGCCCAATTATTTCCGTTCCATTTTAAGACTTGGCCTGTAGTTGGTGGACTACTTGTCGTGTCTACATCGCTTAAAAAGTCAATGCTAAATTCACTCATATTAATTGTTACAATATCGCTATCTGTAGCAATACTAGTTGCTATGTTAGTACCACCTACAATACTGAGTGTGTCATTAATACTTGCAGCTGTTGTTGAACCTTGGTCTGCTGTAATTGTATCAAAAACATTTTGTGTCAGGCCGCCGCCACTACTGTTAATTGTTAAGGTTTTGCCTGAGATAGACGTAGTAACATTTGTGCCGCCTTCTACTGTCAATGTATCATTAACTAGATTAGGTGCAACAGTGCCTGTATCCGCTGTAAAGTTTGTAAAAATGTTTCTTGCAACTGTGTTTGTAACAAGATTCCAGGCAGTCCCGTCCCACTTCCAGGTGGTATTACCTTCTGTAAATGTATCGTCTAATGTTGGTGTGTTTGGAAAATTTATTGCCATTGTTTACCTCTTACTGTATTTATTAATCTGGAGTATAGTTAGGGAAAATTCCCTGTAATTTAAGATTTGCTCCGTTTACTTCTACAGGCTGTCTACCGTACTTGTCGAATAACACTTTGTTTGATGCCCCTAATAAACTTGTAGTAAAAGATGCATAATCTGTGTCTGATGCAGTATCGTACATTACTGGTTTAGCTTCGGCTAATAACTTTGTTTTTAATTGTGCTGGTGTGCTGTTTGCATTTACTTGTAAATGAAGTGCAGCTACTCCTGCTACTTGTGGTGATGCAAAACTTGTACCTGAATTGCTAACAATTTTAAATGTATCATCTATTGGACTATCTAGGGTTGTGTAAATATTTGTAGTGCTTGTTGCTCCTACAATGTTGGTTCCAGGTGCCCATATGTTTACTCTAGGACCTTTAGAACTACTACCTCTAGTTCTGTCTTTGTATACTCCGTTTTCATCAAACACAGTAGTATCTATATTTCCAACCATAAAACAATCATCACTGTGTGGACTAGAACCTCTAGCATAAAATAAAGTACTAGCACCAAATATTACAGTGTTATCATAATCATCACCGCTCGATACATCGCCTTTGTAATAATCATTTCCAGCAGCAATCGCAACATGTACTCCGGCTGCAATCAATTCGTCGACATCTGCATCTACTGATGCTATTCTTACAGGTATTCTACGAGTAGTTCCTTCTACAGGAATAACAATACCAGTATTTTGCCATAAAGAAAGATCAGTTGTATAGTCAACTCCCCATACCCAACCTGTTCCTCTATATGTACCACTAGTAGGATCGCCAGTTACTGTACTTGAATATCCCCAACTCATATTTACAACAGTTGGCCGGCCATTTGTTTTTGCATTATGCCATTCTTTAATTACATCAAAACAATCTGCTATAGGTGTTCCTGATCCTGCATCTCCAGGACCTTCTAAACCTGCAATTTTCATGGAGTATAGATGTGCATCTTTAGCAAATCCATATATATTTCCTGCTGTAATACTTGCACACAAAGTTCCGTGTCCGTCAAAATCTCTATTATAATTTGAACTCTGTGTCCCACTTACAACAGATTGTGCCGCATACCAGTCTATTGGTTTGACTCTGCTTATGCCATTGCTATCTATAAAATCAGGATGGTCTGGTTGTATACCGCTATCTTGAATAACTATGTCTACGCCCTTACCTGTGAGTGCATAAGGAAATGTATTATCTGTTGTAATTCCGCTTCCGTACCTATTAATTTCCATTATACTTCTACGCAACCCCCAATTAATATAAGTGTTATTATCAAATGTTACAGGTTTTGTAAAATTACCTAGTTGTGTTGAATTTAATCCTATTTGGATATCTGTTCGTTGGTCGGGAGGAATTTCAACAGCAAGCACCCTACTATCCGCTTCAAGAGCAGTTGCTTCTTCGTCTGTAAGCATAAAATGTGTTTGTCTTTTTGATCCAGGTCTTGGATTAGCTATATCGACACTCCTATTTGGAATAGGTCCGGCACCTGAACTTGCTGTAATTTCAGATTCTAATTCTACTAAATTTACACCTTTATGTACAACTACTGTGTATTCTTTTTCCATGTTAGACTATTCCTGAATCGTCTAATCTACGCCATGTTCCATTTATATATGCTTGGATTTTATTGTCTTGGGTGTTGTATATCATATCGCCGTTGACAGCTGATAACGCATCTCTCTGAGAGTTTGTATAACTAGGTAACCTAAATGGACCTCCACTAACAATAGTTCCATCTTGACTAGATAAATTTATTACAGTAGCACTATCTATTGTAGGCGTACCATTTGATGTAGATACAAAATTATTTGCATATGCAGTGTTACGTACACTTAAATCATTCTCTACAGTTAAGTCTGATGATGTAGTTACTGGAGGAGTTATTGTTATTCCACTACTATCGTCTGTATCAATAATACTATTACCTATTGTAAAATTGCCGTTAGAATCACCTGTGCTAGGATCCTGAAATGTAAATGCTCCGCTTCCGTCTGTAGTCAATACTTGACCATTAGTTCCATCTGCAATTCCTAAATCTGTTATTGCAGTAATATTTTGGAAAGGTGCTGTGGGTTGTACCCATTGATTGCTGTCGCCATCTGCTACATAGACATAAAGTATACCATTTGTACTATTATACCAAATTGCACCACTAGCAGGATTATCAGGTGATGTATCACTTACACT